ATTCTTCTTCAAGAGTGTCATCTACTTCACCAACCGCAGCCTTTCTAACCGTATCTAGAAGTTCTTTTTGAGCGTCCGGAGTTGGTCTAGCCATAACGTCATCCATAGACTTGAGGTCAGCAATAGCTGCCATTTCGTCTTCAGTTAACGCACGGGGCTTACACTTTAATACTTGTAGTTGATATTCTACATTGTAAGCTAGTGGGCCGGTCTTTACTCGCTTAAAGCAAATATCCCAGCCAGTTTCTACATCAGTAGGGTCGCCTAAATCTTCTGCTGCAACCATGATTTGTTCCCACAGTTTCTTTTTAAGATTTAGTACTTTAACCTTACCGTCTGCAGGGTCAATACATTGAGTAGCGTAGCTCCAGCCACACTTGAGATCAGGATAGTACTCACGTACCCAATCCTTTTCTTTGTTGTTAAAACGCTCTGTATCTCTATCAAATGATAGACATTCAAGAGGTATGTTTTTACCGTTGGTTCCTTCTATCCAATAAACGTATCTGGCTAGAATGTCACCTACAACACGGACTTTATTATCTCCGTCTCGATAGGTAAAACTTTCGATTGAGCTTTTTTGAGCAGAGCCCTTCTGCTGATTAAATGAAATTGCCATTTCAGTGTTTCTCCAATGGGACTTCTTCGTAAAGAAAATGAATTAAATTTTTATCATCTAAACGAAGTAGACTGTTTTTGTTAATATTGTCAACAAGTAGGTTTGCAAACGGAACGTGTAGCAACTCTAATGTTGTGGTTTCAGTAGCAAGATACTCAGAAATACTTCTAATTGAAGCAGAAGCTAAGTAAGTTGCTATATCTCTATAGGTGTGTTTGTATGCGTTATATAATAAAACATCTGGATGTACTAAAAAACTTGTACCTGTAAAATCATGTTTTCTATACTTATAGAGAACATCCTTTCTATTTTGAGGGATTAGATTATTAGTAACCATTTCAAATATTTTGAATATCTCTAATACACTACCATCTGATACGTCGTATATTTTTTGCCAATCATACAACAGCATATATTATATCAACCTTTAAGGTGAATGTCAAGAACTATTTTTTAAAGCTCTTTTATTTCATACCCTTGTTTCATGTAGTATCCAACTCTATTAGACGCCTGCCTTCTGGCAGTATCCCCTTTGAGGTGAATATCAATAATTACAGGGGTTAGTTTATCTTCTTCTTTTCTAATAATTCGACCAATTAACTGGGTTAATAAAGGTTCATTATTAATGGGTGTACCTAGGATTAAACAACTTAATTCATTTATAGAAATTCCTTCTGAAAAAATTGCTTGAGTCCCGTATAATACGTTTTTATTTCCAAATCGAAGTTCGTTTATTAACTCCTCTCTTTCTTCTTGCGGAATATCACCCGTGACGCAGATAGCTTTATCTCCTGTAAGTTCTGCACATCTTTTTAGAAAAGCTACTCTATCACTAACTACTAAAACCTTATGTCCTTTAATAGCATAACCAGCAGCTAACATCGCCACGGTATGTCTATATTCTTCAGTAGTTGCTAGATTTGTAACTCTATTAGCCCAAGGTATTCTTGCGCCATCTAAGAATCTTATTTCAGAGTGGTATATATTTACTACTGGAGACATGAAATTTTCTTTAGGAGGCTTAAGAACATTAGGACTAAAATAGTCTCTAAATACAACGTGTTTTCCGTCTTTACGTTCTATAGTGCCAGACAAGCCAATTTTATATCTACAGTAGTTTGTATCTAGTATTCGAGAAAAGGTAGGGCTACTAACGTGATGCATTTCGTCTAAAATTACAGTTCCAAACTCTTTACGAATTTTATCTATATTTCTATATAAAGTTTGAATATTTCCTATCACAATAGGACTATTAGCATCGAAATGCCCGCTTCCAATAATTCCAGGTTTAATCCCAAATACTTTTTCTACTTCCTTTGCCCATTGATTTCTTAGAGAGATAGTATGGACTACTACTAGGGTTTTCTGCCCTAACTTACTGGCTATTGCTAGTCCTGTAAAAGTCTTTCCCCAGCTAACCCAAGCATTTATAATACAATTATCTTCTACTGTATTATATACTTCTTGTTGGCTTTCTCTTAAATCGAATTTGAACTTAGGAAATTCTTGCGGTTTTACTATTCTTTTGTCTACAATCTCATGGCCATGTGGAATCAAATCAGTACGACCTATAGGGATAGTTACAATACCTGGACGTACAATTGCCATGTTTTTTATTACCTGTGGAACCAGGTCTTTTGGATTTTTTGGAGGTACTACATATGTAAGTTCTTTATCCAACTCATCTTGAATTTCTGGAGTTACATCCAAATAAATTCTATTACTAAGTACAGCTTTCATATCTTCCTTCGAGTATCTTTCTTTTTAGTTTCGGAATACTCATAAATTATCCAAGGGTATTCTCGTAGAAATAGTACTCCTGCCCATAACATTTCTGGCTCAGGAGGTCTAGGTATAGTAAAGGGTGGCTTCCAGTTCTCTATCCAGATTAAAGAAGCAACAGTTTTCCTTTCTATTTTTCTTATTTTTCTATATCGTAACGGTAACATTTTTGTTTTTTGATAAATAAAGGGCATACCTGTACTATCTATAAAACAAAAAGAAGGTTGTTTTACAATACCAATTACATTATTTACTGATTTTTTTAAAGGTAGAAGCCCTTTGTGCGGGGTTTGAAGCCTTCTCTGCCCTAATGTCGTCCCTGACATATTCCTATCATCCACCAGTTCCCCATCTAAGTATAGCAATCCATCGGTTAAATCCCAGTTACTTGATGGTAGAATAAATACTGGAAAATTTACTTTATCCAGAGTTCTGTATGTAACTATCATATTCTGAGCCTATAAATAGATGAGGACTATCATTCATATAGTCTCCATACTGCTTATCAAATTTGCCCATTGAGTAGTCATCTCCTACTTCAAAATCACATCCTATAGGAGCGTCTGAAATAGATAATCCTCGGTCTCTTTGAATATAGTGCTGTAGTGCATCCATGTATATATCTAGTTCCCCGTCTGGCACTTCCGCTAATATAGAGTCATGCACCAAAGCAAATATTCTAGATTTCATACTGTTTACTTTGATGTGGTTATCCATATCTATTGCGCCGAGGAGGTTAATATCAGAAGCAGTAGACTGCACCAGAAAATTAAGACCACTCCTAACTGTATGACTTCGAATAGCCTTATCCTCACTTTTAACATTTGGTAATCTCCTTTTGCGCCCGAAAAAACTATACACAAATCCATTCTGTTCTATGAACCTTTGATTCTTTTCAATCCATTCTTTTAGTTTATGGAATGATTTAAAATAATCATGTATAACTTCAGAGGCTTCTTGGACGCTGAAATATTTTCCGGAGTCCTTTGTTACTTGTTGACTTATTTTATGTGGCCCGGCTCCATACATAATTCCAAAAGTTACTGCTTTGGCAGCTTGTCTTTTGTAGGGGTATAACTCGGCCACTTCTTCTGCCTTACATGGCAGTTTGAATACGGTTTTAGCAATCGTACTATGAAAATTTCCGCCTTCTCTAAACACATTCATTAGTGCTTCATCATTTGCCAACTTTGCAGCAACATATACTTCTGCGGTTGTTAAATCCATTGCAACTATCTGCGACCCCGTTGAGGCTGTAATACACCCTTTGACAATCGGATTATCACGAGGAATTTGTTGCATATTTAACTTACCGCTACTACTAAGACGACCAGAAGTAGTAGAGTGGAGGTTGAAAGAAGTCCTAAGACGGCTATCCTTATCCAACTGCGGTATGATTTTGTCCAGATAAGTATTTTTAATTTTGGATTTTTGACGGATTGCCAAGATATGTTTGGGAAGTTCAGACTTTTCTGCAAGTATATTGAGGACTTCCGAATCTGTTGACTGTTGACCCGTTCCAGTTTTCTTACCAGTAGGATTAAGGCCAATAAAGTCAAACAAAAGGCTGCGAAGTTGAACAGTGCTATTAGGGTTAAAAGGTTTGCCATTTAATTTCTCAAATCTTTCTATATCAAAATCTTTATACATCTTTTTGATAGCTTCATCAATGTTTTGTTGCATTAAATCTTGAGCAACAATTAATCTCGTCTTGTCAAAGGGAACGCCGTTTTCCTGAGTAGTCAGTAAAAATCTAGTACCTGGAAGTAATAAGTTCTTATACACCCAAGCAAGTTTTTCATTTTCTTTAATCTTTACAAACTTCTCATATACTTTAAATGTAACTAACGCATCCATAGCGGCATATGTTTTCATTACATCAAAAGGAATTTCTTCCCACCGGAAATCAGCTTTAAGTATTCTGTTTTCTTTCTTGTAGTTTTCTATCCAATCATACATTGGCTTCTCGTAGTCTCCATACGGAGTATACTTTAAAGCTAAGGTTTTTAATCCATGATGACCT